TAGACAAGGTGTGAGAGAAGCGCTAGTCTTTAGCTAGAGTGGGATACGTGCCCCCTGGGGAAGCCCAGGGGGCTGAGGTTTTTATGCGCGTGCTTTGGCCTTTGCCCCCCGACCCCAAGGCGAACCGCGTGGACGCGGGCTTCCTTGACCCCCGCTACCCCGAGTGGCGCCGGGCCCAGGGCCTGCGGCCCGACCAGCACCCTGGCGTGGACATCAACCTCCAAGGCACCTCCGGGGACGCCGACCTGGGCTACCCGGTGGTGGCCGTGGCCGAGGGCAGGGTGGTCCACTCCGCCTTCCACCGCGTGTGGGGGCACGTGGTGCTCATGGAGCACGACCTGCCGGGTCTCGGGCGCTTCTGGACCCAGTACGCCCACCTGGCCCACCGGGCGGCCCGGGAGGGGGACTACCTCTTCGCCGGGGAGCCCGTGGGGAGCGTGGGCCGGGGGGATCCGGCCCGCCCCTACCTGGCCCACCTGCACTTTGAAGTGCGGCGGTCCCCCCTGGAGGCCGACTTCTGGCCCGGCGGGGACGTGAACCTCATCCGGGAGCGGTACCTGGACCCCCAGGCGTTCCTCGGGGCCCACTACGAGCCCCGGCGCAGGTACTTCCGCGCGCGGGGCGTGCTCTGGATCCCCGAGCGGCGGGAGCTCTCCGGGGTGGTGGTGAACCTGGAAGACCCCGCCCTGGTCCAGATGGCCCTGAGAAAGCCCTAGATGCTCACCGGCGCCCTCTTCCGCCTCCAGGTCCTGATGGAGCTCGCCGACCGCGTCTCGGGTCCGGCGGGGGCGGTGACCGCCCGCATCCAGGCCATAGAGAGCGCCACCCTGCGGGTCGGGGCCGCCCTGGAGCGCCTGCAGACCGCCGCCTCCCTCACCGCCGCCGGGGCCGCCCTGGCCGCCCCCCTGGTCCTCGCCACCGGGGCGGCCATGCGCTTTGAGGACGCCTTCGCCGACGTCAGGAAGGTGGTGGACGCCCCTCTCCCGGCCCTGCAGGCCCTGCAGCGGGAGCTCCTGGCCCTCACCCACGCCATCCCCATGAGCGCCGCCGAGCTCACCCAGATCGCCGCGGCCGCGGGCCAGGCGGGCATCCCCTTCGGGGAGCTCGCGCGCTTCACCCAGGACGCGGCCCGGGTGGGGGTAGCCTTCGGCATCACCGCAGGAGAGGCGGGGGACGCCCTCGCCAAGCTGAGGAACATCCTGGAGCTCACCCAGCCCCAGGTGATGCGGGTGGCGGACGCGGTGAACTACCTCTCCAACAACATGGCCGCCACCGCCCCCGAGATCTTGGAGGTCCTCCGCCGGGTGGGCGGCACGGGGAAGCTCCTGGGGCTCACGGGCCAGCAGGTGGCGGCCTTCGGGGCGAGCCTCCTCGCCCTGGGCACCGCCCCTCAGGTGGCGGCCACGGGCCTCAACGCCCTCTTCCAGCGCCTGGCCACCGCCCCCGCCCAGCCCAAAGCCTTCCAGGAGGCCTTGGCCCGCCTGGGCCTTACCGCGCGGGGGCTCCAGGAGGCCCTTAGGCGGGACGCCGCCGGGGCCATCCTGGACTTCCTGAACCGCCTCCGGGCCGCTCCCGACCGGCTCACCCTCCTCACCGACCTCTTCGGCATGGAGTACGCCGACGACATCGCCAAGCTGGTGGGGTCCCTGGGGACCCTGCGAACGGCCCTCGGCCTGGTGGCCGACCCCGCCCGGTACACGGGGAGCGTCCTCCAGGAGTTCCAAAACCGGAGCCAGACCCTCAAAAACCAGCTCCAGCTCCTCAGGAACGCCCTGGAGCGGGTGTGGATCGTCCTGGGGAACGCGCTACTCCCCATCGTGACCCCCGTGGTGGAGCGGCTCACCGGCCTCATCCACCGCGTCTCCGACCTCCTGGAGCGCTTCCCCCTCCTGCGGGGCGCGGTGGTGGGGGTGCTCGGGGTCCTGGGGGGCCTCCTCGTCCTCGGGGGGTTGGTGGTGGGGAGCCTGGCCGCCATCGGCTTCGCCTCCGCCCAGGCGAGGCTCGGCCTCCTGGCCCTGCAGGGGGCGGCGGGAAGCCTCACGCGCCAGCTCCGCGGCCTCTCCCTGGGCCTCGCCCTTCTGCGGGGGGAGATGGCCCGCCTGGGCGCGGCGGGCCTCCTCCGGGGGGCCTTCGGCGCCCTCGCCCAGGGGGCCGCCCTCGCCCGGCGGGCGGTGCTCCTCTTGGGGCGGGCCGTCCTCCTGAACCCCCTGGGCCTCCTCCTCACCGCCCTCGCGGGGACGGTGGCCCTATTCCGCCAGGCCTGGCAGGCCAGCGCGGCTTTCCGGCAGGGCGTCATGGACACCCTGAACGCCCTACGGGGGGCCTTCGCCCCGGTCCTGGCCGAGCTCCGGGGCCTAGGCGAGGCCCTGGCGGGCCTCTTCCGCCCCGTGGGGGAGAGCCTCCAGGCCTCCCTGGCCGGGGTGCTCCCCGCCTGGGACCGGGTCATGTACGCCCTGGGGTTCGGCCTGGGCTTCCTCTTCGGCTTCCTCCGGGGCCTCCTCCGGCGCCTCGCCCCCATCTTTGGGGAGGGCTTGGCCGGGGTGGTGCGGGTGGTCCGGGGCTTCGTGGACGTGGTGGTGGGCCTCCTCACCCTGGACCTGGACCGGGCGCGGCAGGGGGCCCTCAGGGTCTGGGAAGGGCTGAAGGCGGTCCTCTCCGTGCCCATCCGGGTGGGGGGAGTCCTGGTGGACGCCGCCCTGGGCGCCCTCCGGGCCCTGTGGGAAGCCGCCAGCGCCCGCTTCCCCGCCCTGGCCCGGCTGGGGGAGGCCCTCTCCCAGGGCTGGCAGGGCCTGGTGCGGGCGGCCCAGGCGGTCTTCACGGCCCTCAGGGCCGTGGTCGTGTCCGGCATCAACGCCCTCAAGGCCCTCTTCCAGGGGGACTTCCAGGCCGCCCTGGGCTTCGCCCGCCAGGGCTGGAACGCCCTGCAGGGCCTCCTCTCCGTCCCCCTGAGGCTCGGCGGGGTGGCCTGGGACGCCATCCGGAGCGGGCTGGAGCAAGCCCTGGCCTGGCTGCGGGGGCTCGTGGACCGCATGAAGGGAGTGGGAGGGCAGCTCGTCCAGGGCCTGGCGGAGGGTATCAAGAGTTGGGCGTTCGCCCCGGTGAAGGCGGTGGAGAACCTGGCCTCCTCCGTCTGGGAAGCCATTAAGAGCCGGCTGGGAATCCGCTCTCCCTCCCGCGTCATGGCCCACCTGGGGATGATGGCCGCCCTGGGCCTGGCCGTGGGGCTCCAGAACATGGTCCCCCGGGTGGCCCAGCAGGCGGAGGCCCTGGCCCAGGCGGCCACCCCCCGGCTGGAGAAGCCCCAGGTTCCCGAGGTGCCCCTGCCTCGGCTTCCCGAGGCGGCGCTTCCCGTGGGGGTAGAGGTCCCCGAGGTGCCCCCGCCCCCTTCCCGGGCCCCCGCAGAACCCCCAGGGGCCGCCCCTTCCCGGGAGGCCAGGCAGGTCCAGCAGGTGATCCGCATAGAGCGGCTGGAGCTCCCCGGGGTGCGGGACGCCCAGGAGTTCCTGGAGGAGCTCAAACGGCTCTTCCTGCCCTACCTGGAGGCCTAGGATGCCCTACCTGCGCTTCGCCACGGGAGACCGGCTCCGCCTGGACGGCGAGGAGATGCCCGGGGTGGTGGTGGCCGTGGAGGTGGAAGGGGAGAACTCCATAGAGTCCATCCCCCGGGAGAACCGGGCCGGGGACGTGCACGTGATGCGGGGGTATCGGGACTTCCGGGTGCGGATCGCCCTGCGCCTAGCGGGTCAGGACCCCCTGGCCGAGGCCCGCAAGCTGCAGGCCAAGTTCGCCAAGAGCAAGACCGAGCCCCTCCGGGTGGTCCACCCCCACCTGGCGGCCCGGGGGGTGGAGAAGGCCCTCTTCGCCCGGCTCATCACCCGGGAGCTCGGGGGAGAGGAGGGGATGGAGGCCGTCCTGGAGCTCACCCAGGTGGAGCCCCGGGAGGCTTTGGCGGAGGCCAACGCGGAGGAGGGGAAGGCCCTGGGCCAGGCCGCGGCCCAGGGCCCGGTGGCGGGCCCGCCCCCCGGGAGCGCCCAGGCCCGGAGGAACAGCGAGGCGCGGAAGCCCGCGGAGCCCCCGGCCTTCCTGCGGGGCTTCATCGCCGGGGATCGGGCGGGCGCCGCCGCGGCGGGAGGTGGCTGGTGAGGCTTTTCCACCTGCCCAGGCCCAGGACCCCGGAGGGCGTCCCCTCCCTGGTGGAGGTGGCGGAAAGCTCCCACGTCCCCTGGCGGTGGGGGCTCGTCCGGGGCCTGGAGCGCCCGCCCTCCCGCCTCGTGGTGGACGACGAGCCCCTCCTGGCGGGGCAGGCGGTGGCCCGCCTGCCCGCCCAGGAGTGGGCCCTCTGGGGGCTTCCCGAGTGGCGGCGGCCCGTGGGGCCCCAGGGCTTTCAGGACGTCCGCCTGGAGGAGGTTCTGGGCTGGGTCCAGGGGGCCTGTGGGGGACAGGCGCAGATCCAGAGCCGGGGGGAGGCCAAGCGCCACTACGCCCTGCCCCGCCTCCCCGCCTGGGAGGCCGCCCTCCACGCCCTGAGGGCCTGGGGGAAGGAGGACGTCCTCCACGAGCTGGACGGCGGGACCCTCTACATCGGCCCCCTGGACGGGAGCCCCCACGCCTCCGTGCGGCACCGGGTAGCGGAGGAGGTGGCCGTCCTCCGGCGCCTCGCCGAGGGGCGCTACTACCTGCTTCTCCCCCCCATGCCCCGCCTCCGCCTGTACCACCTCGTGGAGGTGGACCACCCCGGCTTCCGGGGGGTCCTGAGGGTGGTGGAGCACCGGCTCCACCTCTCCGGGCTGGACGCCTTGCACGAGGTCTACGGGAGGGCGCTATGACCTCCAGGCTCCACCTGGCCCTGAGGCGGCTCGTGGAGGCCCTCTGGCCCGAGCTCGCCGCCCGAACCCACCTCCCCCACAAGGCACGGGTGACGGCGGTGCGCTCCGAGGCGGGGGTGGCGGGCCCGCCGGGGGCGTGCCGCTACAGCGTGGACCTGGAGCCCCTCACCCCGGACGGCCGACCCGACCCCACCCGGCCCTTCCTCCGGGACGTCCCCCTGGACGTGCCCTGGGTGGGGCACGGGCGGGGGGTCTACGCCCTGCCCGAGGTGGGGGCCATCGTGCGGGTGGCCTACTACGACGGGAACCCCGCCTACCCCTACGTGGACGGGGTGCTCTCCGAAGGGAGGAGCCTGCCCCAGGTGGAGCCCGGGGAGTACCTGGTGCAGCGGGACGCCGACACCTGGGTCCGCCTCCGCCCCGACGGGGAGATCCACGTCCAGGCGGCCCCCGGGGTGCACCTCCGCCTGAAGCCCGACGGCGCCGTGGAGCTCTACGGCACGGCGGTGGTGCGGGTGGACGCCCCCCGGGTGGAGCTGGCCGGGGGCGGCCCCCCCGTGGCCCGGGTGGGGGACCCGGTCCAGGTGGGGAGCGCCGTGGGCCAGATCATCGGGGGCAGCGGCAAGGTGTTCTCGGGGTGAGCCGTGTACCGGGACTGGAAGTGGCAGGACGGGGACTTCCTCCTCTCCCCCAGGGGGGACGCGGCCCTCGCGGAGGGGATGGAGGTCCTCAGGCAGGACCTCCTCGCCCGCCTGGTCTCCCCCCGGGGGAGCCACTGGGCCTTCCCCTTGGAGGGCTCGGACCTCCTGGACTACGTGGGGGCCCCCCTGGACGACCTCACCCGCACCGAGGTCCTGCAGGAGGCGGAGAGGACCCTCCTGGAAGACCCCCGGGTCCTGGAGGCTTGGGGGGAGTGGACGGAGGGGGGCCTCCGCCTCACCGCCCGCCTCACGGAGGAGGCCCTGAGCCTCCTCCTGCCCTGGCCCCTAGAGGTGAAGCGTGGCTGAGCTGATCCCGCCCCTACCCGACCTGGAGGAGGAGGTGGCGCGGCTCGTGGCCCTGCTGCCCGAGGGCTTCCCCGTGCGGGACCCGGACGCCTTCAGCGCCTTCGGCACCTACCTGCGCCTCGCCGCCCAGGCCTCCCTGGAGGCCCGCGCCTTCGCCCGGGCCCTGGCCCCCCAGCTCCTGGTCACCCGGGCCACGGGGGCCTGGCTGGACGAGCACGCGAAGGGGATGGGCCTGGAGCGGAAGCCCGCCCGTCCCGCCCGCCTCCGCCTCCGCTGCGTGGCCTCGGCCTCGGGCACCTTCCCCCCGGGGGCCCTGGTGGGCCTGGGGGAGCTCCGCTACCGGGTGCAGGGCTCCTACGCCCCCGAGGCCCTGGTGGACGGGGTGAGCGAGGGGGTAGGAAGCCGCTACACCCTGCCCGTGGGGGCGGTCCTTTACCCCGTGACCGTGGTGCCCGGCCTGGAGCGGCTGGAGGTGGCGGAGGTCTTGGAGGCGGGGCAGGACGAGGAGACGGACGAGGAGCTCCGGGCCCGCCTCCTCCTCTCCTGGCCCGCTCTGAGCCGGGGGAGCACCTACCACGCCTACATGAGCTGGGCCCTGGAGGTGCCCGAGGTGCGGAAGGTGAAGGTTCTGGACCAGCACCCCCGGGGCCAGGGCACCGTGGACGTGGTCATCGCCCCGGCCCGAGGCCTCCCCTCCCCCGAGCTCATCGCCCGGGTCCAGGCCCTGGTGGACGAGCGCCGCCCCCTTACCGCGGACGCCCTGGTCCGGGGCCCCACCCCTAGGACCCTCCACCTCTCCCTCCGCCTGCACCGCCTGCCGGGAAGCCCGCCCCTGGAGGCCTGGCGCTCCTGGGCCCTGGACTTCCTCCACGGCCTGGGCATCGGGGAGCCCTTCTGGCCCTCCCGCCTCATGGACTACCTGCACGATCGGGGGGGCCTCGAGGCGGTGGAGCTCCTCACCCCGGCCGCCCCCGTGGTCCCGGCCCAGGACGAGCTCCTCGTCCCCGGGGAGGTGAGCGTAGTTGAGTGAGCTTGCCGAGGCCTTCTACCGCCATCTGCTGTCCCTCCTCCCCCCGGGGCGCTACCCCCGGGAGGGCGGGGCTGCGGACGGGACGGTGCGGATGCTGGGGGCCCTGGAGGCCTCCGCCGTGGAGGAGACCCTGGCCCTCTTCCGCCAGGCCCTGCCCCAGTACGCTGAGGGGAAGTTCCTGGAGGAGGTGGGGCGGGGGAGGGGGCTGTCCCCGTTCCGGGAGGAGTTGGAAGCCGCCTTCCGGAACCGGGTGGTGTATGCCGTGCACTTCTGGCTCCTCGGGGGCACCCTGCTCGGGATGCGTCTGTGGCTGGAGGCGGCGGGCTACGAGGCCCACATCCACGAGCACTTCCGAGACGATCCCTCCATCTGGGCCGAGTTCTCCCTCTACCTCTGGCCCTACCGCCCAGAGTTCACCACGGACCGTTGGGACGACGGGGTGGGGGTGTGGGACGACGACACCCCCTGGGACTACACCATCGCTGGAGTGGAGCTGGAACGCATCCCTGCCCTGGTGCGGGAAGTGAAGCCAGCTCATGCCCGTGTGCGGTCCATTTACTACATCCCGGGGCCCCGAGATGTTTGGGACGACGGAGCGGCGTGGAATGAAGAGGGTGATGTCTGGGGTCCTGAGCCCATACAGATATACCCATAGGAGGTAAGGATGCCAAAGAACTTGACGCCTGAAGACCGCTGGGAGACTGACTTTCAGGTACCTGTCCCAGGCGAGCCTCGGCGCATCGGGCCGCTGGAGGTGCTTTTCCAGAAACTCCTAAACCGCACCGAGCGGCTGAAGGAGCGCATCGGCGCCATCCTGGGCATGGCCTGGGACGCCACGCCGCCGGACACGCTGGCCGGGCTGGCGGGGCGGGTGAGCACACTGGAAAATAGCCAGGGCGGCACGACCCTCTCCGCCCACCGCACCGCCTCGGTTCTAGACCACCCCGACGGAAGCGTCACCACGACCAAGCTGGCCGATGGGGCGGTCACACTCGCCAAGCTCGCTACAGCCATCCTGGGCCAGCCCAACGGTCTCCCCCTGCTAAACAGCGCCGGGGCCCTCGCCGCCAGCGATGGGTACTTGGGGCGGGGAAGCCTAACAACCGCCCTGAACTGGAACACAATCACCAACGCGGGCGTGTACGGCGTATCCGCGGGGGCCTTTGGAACGGGGAGCGCCAACACCCCCCCAACGACAGCCCAAACGGGCGTGCTCATCGTGAACCGGGCTGGCTCTAACGTCCAACAGATGTACATCCCCTACAGCGAGCCGTACACGTACTGGAGGCTCTACAACGACACGGGATGGACCTCGTGGATGGCGTCTGGCGTGCTATACGACTCCAACTCCAACGGCTTTTATATTCGTTTCGCCGACGGCACGCAGATATGCTGGGCCTCCCACTCTGATTCATCGTTTGGCAGCGTTTTGACGGGAGAAGATGCAAACTACAAATACCGCCAGAAAATATGGATCTTCCCGACCGCATTTACTGCCACCCCTGTGGTGCAGGTGTCGGGCGATGTAGTGGGGGCGCGAGTAGAAGTTCTAAACGCCTACGCTGCCACCACAACCCAGTGCACCCTGGAGGTGGGCCAATATAACACCTCCGCCGTGACTGTATCCACGTGCTACGCATTCGCCATCGGGAGGTGGAAATGATTAGGGTTAGGTACGTTCCGCAGTTGGGGCTGCCTGGCCACACTCTGCGTTACAGCTGGGCCGGGAGGGTCCTAACGGCTGCCATGATGCGCACCCTGGGCGAGCGGGAGGAGGAAGTGGGCCAGGAGGTCTACGACCTCTCCGCCCTCCAGCCCGGAGACGAGGTTGCGGGGGTGGAGCCCGAGGCGCTCCCCTTCTCCCCCCTTATATCCGCCCGATGCGCCAACGACGGGACGCTAGAGGTGGTCCTCCTGTACTGGTATGACGGCGGCGAGGAACCCCAACTCGCCGAGGAGGTGCTGGATGGCTAAGCTAAAAATCAAAACCCAACAGGACCGCCTCCGGGAGGCCTGGGCGGCGTTCCGGGCTGAGCGGGACCGCCGCCTGGCCGAGACGGACTGGGTGGTGGCCCGGGCCTACGAGCGGGGGGAGCCCGTGCCGGAGGCCTGGGCGGCCTACCGGCAGGCTCTCCGGGACCTCCCGGAACAGCTCACGGATGAGCAGGTTCTGGCCGGGGATATCCCTTGGCCGGAGCCTCCAGAGCTATAACGTTCACACTCAACCCAGCTATGCATAAGCACTCACCTTCCTGACCGGAGCATGACTGAACTGCGTCAAAACTTACCTAAAGCGCGATCGCTTACTGACCTAAAGCATGACGCATGACATCCCTTCGTGTGCTACTTGATCTGGACCCTCGGGATGTGAAAAAAGAGGGGGTGCCATGCGGCAAGATCGTGAGCACCCCCTCTACTATCTTGACGCAGAAACCCTCCTCGTGGCCATCTACGT